GCAAGCTTTCTCGTGTCCAGTTGGATAAATTTAAGTTCCAGTCTGCCTCTGGACTTAATTTTAAGAAGTCCTCTTACAATCCTTTTGAGCAATTATCCACAGCTATCATGGCTAACCAGTTGCGTGCCGAGCGATACCAAGACTTTGAGCAAATGGAATACACACCAGAGATTGCCTCGGCTCTTGATATTTATGCGGACGAGATGACAACTTGTTCAGACCTTCAGCCGCTTCTTTCAATCAGGTGTCACAACGAAGAAATCAAGGCAGTCCTTAGCGAGCTTTATCATACCGTTCTTAACATTGACTTCAACCTTTTTGGCTGGAGCCGTTCAATGTGTAAGTACGGCGACTTCTTCTTGTACCTTGACATTGACGAACGTCTTGGCGTCACCTCTGCTATTGGTCTGCCTACCTTTGAGATCGAACGACTTGAAGGCGAGGACAAGACAAATCCAAAGTATGTTCAGTTTCAATGGAACTCTGGCGGACTTACTTTTGAAAACTGGCAAATGGCACATTTCCGCATCCTCGGCAACGACAAGTATGCTCCTTACGGAACTTCTGTTCTTGAGCCTGCCCGCCGTATCTTCCGTCAGTTGATTCTTCTTGAAGATGCAATGATGTCTTATCGTATTGTTCGTGCCCCCGAGCGTCGTGTGTTTTACATCGATGTTGGAAATGTCGCACCAAATGATATCGAAGCATATATGCAAAAAGTTATGACGCAAATGAAGCGTAATCAAGTTGTTGATGCCAATACAGGTCGTGTTGACTTGCGATACAACCCAATGAGCACCGAGGAAGATTATTTTATTCCTGTTCGCGGAGGTGTATCTTCCCGCGTTGAATCGCTCCCTGGCGGAACATACACAGGTGACATTGACGATGTTAAGTATCTCCGCGACAAGTTGTTCTCCGCACTTAAGGTGCCCGCTTCCTACCTCACTAATATGGAGGGAGCAGATGAGGACAAGACCACACTCGCACAAAAGGACATTCGTTTCGCGAGAACAATTCAAAGACTTCAGCGCTCCATCATTACCGAGTTAGAAAAGATTGGAATTATCCACCTTTACACACTTGGATATAAAGGCGCAGATCTTATCAGTTTCAAGTTGTCTCTCAACAATCCATCCAAGCTCGCAGAACTTCAAGAACTTGAGCACTGGAAGACCAAGTTTGATGTTGCGGGTGCCGCTACTGCTGGTTTCTTCTCTCGTCGCTGGGTTGCTGACAATATTTTCAATCTTTCCGAAGAAGAATTTATTCGTAATCAACGAGAAATGTTCTTTGATCGTCGCCTTGACGCAGAGCTTGAAGGTGTTGGTGAAGAAGTTAAAGGCGAAGCAGCCGGAGGTGATCTTGGAGGTGGAACTGAAGACCTCGGCGGTGGTACAGGTGGAGATGATTTGGAAGATCTTCTCGGCGGAGATACCGGCGGTGACACTCCAACCCCCGCAGGTGACACTCCCGCAGGTGATACCCCCGCAGCAGAACCAGAAGACGACACACTTCTCGCAGCCCCTGGCAAACGCGACGAAAGACGCAAAGGTAGAAGTGGTCCACGCACTCGTCGTACTCGCTCAAAAGCAAGAGGAGTTGAGATTGCTACCGCTCGCACTACCTACCCAGGCGGTAAAGGATATGAGTCTTTAAATCATCTCAGCAATCTTTCAGGAGAGTTTCGTACAGGAGGACTATACGAAGAAGAGAAGGAACCTGCTGATAATTTAGAAGAAAGAAGATTATTTGAGGTCAAACAAGAAATGAAGAAACTAATTACGGAGTTAGATAACAGCAAGTTAGGTGGCACAAATGGCAAAAACTAAACATAATAAGAAAAGAAATACAGCTTTTTTATATGAAGCACTCGTCAGAGAAATGACTAAAGCAGTTGTTTCGCAGGACAAAGAGCGAAAAAACAACATCGTTGATATCTTAAAGGAATCGTTCTCATCCAACAGAATTCTTGGAAGAGAACTAAAACTTTATCAAGCGATCCTTGAGTCTACAGACTTGGATGATGTGACAGCAGAAAAGTTGCTATACAAGATCCGTGAGGCATACTCAGAGCTTGATGAGCAAGAGATTTATGACGCACAAAGCGCTGTCATCAATAGGATCAATAAAGAGATTGGTTCAGGTGTCTATAACAATTTTGTCCCTAACTACAAAAGCATTGCCACCGTATCTCAACTTTTTGGTGCGGACTCCACCGCAGTTGGAATTAAACGAGGTGTTATTTTAGAGCAACAGGTTTTAGAAACTTTAACTGCGGACACTATTGAAGAATCAAAGACAGAAATGAAACCAATTGATAATATTGTTTTCAAAACCTTTACCAGCAAGTTTAACGAGACTTATGGTGATGACCTTTTGTCGGAGCAAAAAGAATTACTAAACCGATATATCCTCTCATTCAGTTCCGATATTGATATGAAGATTTATCTTAACGAAGAACTTGGTAGACTTCATGGCGCTCTTCAACAAGCGCTTGCTACTGATGAGATCAAGTCTGACAACACTATGACTGAATCTACCAATTCTGTTATTAATATGATTGAGGAGTTTAGAGATACTCCTGTTGATAAGAATCTTGTTGAAAAGGTTCTTAAGATTCAGAACTTAGTTCACGAGATTACCGCATAATGAGTATTACTGTCAAGATCCCACAACAACCAGAAAAGCTTGGTATCAAAGAAGATATCAAGCTTAAAGTCCGCAAGACAATGGGCAACCAACTTGTCGTCGAGGACCATCCAGATGTGGATATTGTTATTTATCCAGATAGCAACAAGATCTTGGCTCTCGCAAAGCATCGCACAAACGAAGAAGTCTACGACACACAAGATCGTTTGTTTTTGCTTTTGAGAAACGAAGGAATTATTAAACCAGAATCAGTTCATTCTGGTTTTGTTTATGGCTCTATGGAAGGCGAGATGTTTGTCAACGAGAACCATGATATGATTCAGGTTGCTCTCTTTGGCATCAACAAATTTATTGTTGAAGAAAAACCTTACTTTGAACATATTGAAGAGTTTGAAAAAGCTGTTGATGATTACCTTACTGAACCCACCCCAGCAGATAGCACCCCGCTTGGTGAGGTTCCACAAGAGCCAGTTAAGGGTTCAATCAGACCAGGATGGATCAGAGGTCCATATGGTATGAACATAATGTACAGGACTTAAAATGAGCTTAATATATTTTGTGTTAGCCGCTTACGGGCTGACACAGATACTTGTTTATGGAAGTATCTTTGATAAGGTTCGCCCGACTACCGGCTGGTTTGGCGATCTTTTTTCTTGCCCTATGTGCGTTGGCTTTTGGGTTGGCGTTCTTTTGTTTGGAATAAATGGCTGGACAGAACTATTTACATACGAGTATAACCTCGTCAACTTATTAATATTAGGTTGGCTGTCGTCAGGGACATCATATATCTTTAATATGGTATTCAGCGACAAGGGAATACAGATAGGAGTAAATAATGGATAACTGGACAAACAAGTGGATGTTACAGCCCGTAAGACGCTGCTGCAAGGGATCCCAACTCACGCGGGTTGCGCCCGCAATTGGATAAAAAGATGAACAAATATTTATTAACAGAATACTACGAACTTTGCCCCAACGGGATTTGCGATGATTTATTGACCGAAGAGGAAAAACGGATGGTCAAAGAGGAAAATGCCATGTTTCTTACTGGTGTTATGCAGCGAGCAAACCATCTAAACGGAAATCGTCGCGTTTACAGTCGCCCGATCTTGGAGCGTGAAGTTGAGAACTACAAAAAGCTTGTCCGCGAAAGGCGAGCACTTGGAGAGTTAGATCACCCTGACTCCGCAGTTATTAACCTTGCTAATGCCGCACATCTCGTCACAGAGATCTGGTGGGACGGCGATGCTGTCAAGGGCAAGGTTCAGATTCTCAATACACCATCTGGACAGATCTTGCGTTCACTTGTTGAATCTGGCGTTAAGCTTGGCATCTCTTCCCGAGGCATGGGATCGGTCCACGAGCAAGGTGGGCAGACAATTGTGGAAGAGGATTTCCAATTGATTTGTTTTGACTTTGTATCCGAGCCTTCAACCACGGGCGCTTTTATGATGCAGGAAAGTAAACAGCCAAATATTATTACTAAGGCTGATCGTATCAATAGAGCGCTAAACGACGTACTGAGGGAAAAATGAAAAAATCAGAACTACGACAGGTTCTTAAGCCTCTTATCAAAGAGTGTATCAAAGAAGTAATCTTTGAAGAGGGTATCTTGTCTAACATCGTATCAGAGGTCGCACAGGGTCTTGGAGGGCAAACAATTGTAGAAGCACAACAACCCGCCCCACCACAAAGAAACTACGAAGAAGAAAACCGTATTGCTAAACAAAAGCTACAAGAAACAAGAAAGCGAATGTTAGATGCTGTTGGTAAGGACGCTTATAATGGTGTAGACCTTTTCGCAGGAACAACCCCAAGCGCAACCCCCGCAGAAACTAAACAAGGCGATCCTCTTTCTGGTGTGGACCCAAGAGACTCCGGCGTCGATATTAGCCAATTATTCGGCGGCGTAAATAAGAATTGGTCAGGAATGGTAAAATGAGCAGAGCATCAAACTTAATAGTAAAGCCTCTTAAGAATAACAGACGAGGTAGAAAGGTAAACGACACACCCGAGCGTATGATTCGTCGCTTTACACGCAAGGTAAAAAAGGCAGGCATCTTAAACGAGGTTCGCCGTCGTCGCTATTACCGCAAACCCTCCGAGGTTCGTAATGAAAGAAATAATCGGATCAGAAGAGAAAAAGCAAAAAACAAGAACTTAAGAAACAAAAAGAACTAATTATAAAGAAATATTAGGAGTTTTACAACATGCCAGAAACATTTACCGCATATAGGGCTGGAGGAAGAAGCCGTACAGTTCAAAACATTGCGACAGATGCCGCAGGTGTTCCCAAGCCAGAACAGATAGCATACACGATTACCGCAGCTACAGCAGCACCCACAGCGGATACTGATGGCTATAAAAATCTTGGATTGCAAAAAACATTACACTGCTTAGTAAAAAACAACGCAACAGGTGGTAATGTTACTATTCAATTGTGGGGATATCACGCCGCTTTTGATGAATGGGGCATTTTAACTGTACTAGATGTTACGGACGGTACTGGAAGTGCTATAGCGATAACTGTACCTAATAACACGGACCTTTACAATATTTTTAATATTGAAGGCATTGAAAGAATTGCTGTTCGGTGTACAGATTATAATAACACCGCTACTGGCAATGTTCACGTCTATCTAGGTGTCAACAGTATTTAAAGGAGATCGCGGAAATGAGCGACTTTCCTTGGGCATACATAGATACACATTCCTCACTATCTGCTAGCGGACCTACAGGTTCTGTTCAGTTTAGGTCGGGTGATACTGGCGAATACAGTAATATAACTGGTTCCGACAATTTTATGTTCCACACCGCTTCCGGTGTTCTTGCTATAAGCGGAACTATGGAAGTGTCTGGCACAATTTCATCTAACCAGTTTAATGTGTTGTCTCAGTCTGTCGTCACCTCACATTTTTCAGCGAGTGGGAATACTAAGTTTGGCGATACCACAGATGATATACATCAGTTTACTGGTTCTGTCAACATCGGGGGTGCCTTATCTGCCTCAAGCGATATGTTTGCAGCAGGCGTCGGTGTAGGAACACCCGATGAGAAAGCAGCTTTTAGAATAAGCGGCGATGTAGAAATAACAGGCACGATTAAAAACACAAGCTTTGTTTCAAGCTCTGGCGAGGTTTACGGCGTTGGATTGAGAACAAGCGATAATGTAGCCGTTACTGGCACAATAACCAACTCATCGTTTATTTCCAGTTCTGGAGAGATCTTTTCTGCTGGAGGCTTTAGAAATAGTGGTACAGGAAATAGTGATATTGCTTTCTCAGGCACTCTTAAAAACAAATCATTTATTTCGGCATCCGGTGAAGTTTTTGCCGCTGGCACTGATGTTGATCCTGGTTTTAGAACAAGCGGACAACTGAATGTTTCTGGCTCCACAGATTTCAAGGACATTGTTTCTATTACAGGATCAGATCCAGGTGCTATACAAATTACTGGTTCTGGGCAATCGCTTATCACCCTTAACACGATGCCCGGTGATGCTCTCAAAGAAATAGCCTTCAAGAAAGACGGCTCAACCCAATCCTCAGTTGGTATTGATAATGATAGTCATGTCTTTGTCGAGAATGAGAGTACGAAAGATATTATCCTCCGAGCCAATAATCAGAACACCATCAGGGTCTTTGGCAATCAACAAAGAGTTGAGATCGCAGGAGGTGGTGTTGATGCTAATGCTACATTAGATATTGACGGCACTATGATCACTTCTGGGTCTATGACAATTAGCGGAAGTGTATCACTTGGAAACACACTAAGCAACGATATCATATTTGTATCCGGTACTCTAACAGCATCCAAAGGAATTACGCTTCAAGACAGCGCACTTATGCCCACAGGCAAAAAGCTACTTCTTACAGGCAGTGCTCTAAATGCCTCCGCATCTATTCAGCACATAGCAAGCAATGGTCACTTTCAAATATCAGGCTCTGGTGTTAACGGAACAACCATACTTGGTTCCAAGATCTTACTTGATCACACTGATGCTGTCTCATTCCCACCTGCCTTGGAGAAAGGACTTGTGTTATCAGGCGCAGTCGCTGGACCAGGCAGCTATCTTGGGATAAGCAACACAGGACAGATTATTCTTACCAGCGCTGTACCCCAATTGCCTGGTTCTGATACGAACGTCTTGTTCAACAACAGCAACGTGATGTCTGCCTCTGCTAATCTGGCTTTTGACTATGATGATGCTGAACTATCACAAGTAGGCACATTCGAGGTTAAGAGTGGTTCATCCCCTGCTAGTGCCCCAGTTGTCTTTCAAGTGGATGGCGAGGATGGTATTACTGCCGGTCGCACAAAACTAAAACTTGTCGAGGCTTGGACAGCTAACTCCACACACAGACAAAGCACGACTAGATCTAATCAAAACAGATTTAAGTATATGAGGAACACTCTTTTCCCGACAACAGCACAAGAGCTAACTTTTGATAGAAAAACAAGCACTTTGATGCCAAATGCCGGTAGATTAACAAAAATACTTTATCGTTTTGACCACGATGCATCAGGCACAGGCACGCCTACTTTTAATGCTGCAACTGAATTTCGTATTGAAATGCATGTGGCACTAGTCACACAAAACGGGACAGCAGCAAGCTCTACAACCAAAACAATTCATCAGGCGACTGCTTCATTTGCCGGTCCAAATGTCGTTGGCGGTATTGATTTGCTAAGAGACGAAAGAGTAACTGGTAGCTGGGACTTTGGCACAGGTTCGTTGGTTGGAATCATTATGAAGACAAGCAATACAAACACAGCATTAGGGACAGGTTTCCAAACTTATCTTTTTGAGTTTGACCATTTTGTAGAGTATGTAAGTGGTTCAGGTAACTAATTAATATGACAAATTATAAAGGTAATTTTTAAATGGGCGAATTCGGATGGGAATATATTAATGC